AGGATGGCATTAAGTCCATGCGCCGTGTGTTGATGGATGATGCCATTGCTATTCGTTCTACAGTAGTTACACGAGGTAGTACAACCTCTTTTAGTGGCGGGTACTAATGGCTGACAATCTAGCCTCATTTAAAGTCTTCTGCCAAGGCGGTCTAAACACCAGTCGTGATGTGCTATCACAGGGTGAGACACAGCCGGGTTCAGCTATCTCGTTGATTAACTACGAGCCTGCTGTTACTGGTGGTTATCGCAAGATGAGTGGCTACAGTAACGATTACGGTACAGTACCGGGCTTTGGTGATGTTCTAGGTGTCTGTGTAGCTAATGGTGTGAATGATGGTATCCTTGCAGCACGGTATGATACAGGAAGCACCGATTATCTATATTACTGGAATACTTCTACCTCTGCGTGGGTAACCATTACTACTCCTGCCTCTGTCAATGTCTCTACATATCCTAAAGTACGCTTCTCCCGCTATAACTGGGGAACACCTGAAGTAGTAATTACAGATGGGGTTAACCCTGCCGCAGTCTATGACGGTACAACCTACACTCAGATTACTAATGCCAATGCGCCCAGCGCACCTAAAGTATCCCACACATTTAAGAACCACTTATTCTTAGCAGGTGATGCCACTGAGTCCACTAGCCTGTGGTTTTCTGCACCCTACAGTGAGACTGACTTTGACCCTGCAGATGGCGCTGGTGTTATCAATGTAGGCTTCCCTATTGTCGCAATCAAGTCATTTCGTGACGCATTATACATCTTTGGATCAAACAATATCCGTAAGCTTGTAGGCAACAACATAGCAGACTTTGTACTTGAGGAAGTTACAGATGACTTAGGTTGTTTGGCTACAGACAGTGTTATTGAAATCGGTGGTGATCTACTGTTCTTATCTCAGGATGGTTTGCGTCCTGTAACTGGTACAGATAAGATTGGTGATGTGAATCTTGAAACAGTATCAAAAGACATTCAGTCAGTCTTTACTGATGTAGTCTTTGATGTAGACCTAGACAAACTAGACGCAGTAGTTATCAGACAGAAGACACAGTTCCGATACTTCCTTGGTGCTGCAGATGGTCAGGGTATCATTGGTGGCTTCAGACAGACTCCTAATGGCTTGCAGTTCGAGTATGGTCAGATGCTTGGTGTATTTACTACGTGTGCTACGAGTGGTTACATTGGTCAGAACGAGTTTGTAATACATGGTGATAGCAACGGTAAGGTACACCGCCAAGAGCAAGGTAACTCATTTGACGGTGAGGCTATCTTTAGTGTATTCCAGACGCCCTTCTTTCACATGCAAGACCCAGAGCAACGTAAGGTATTCTACACTGTAGCTACGTACTTACGTTCTGAGGGTGACAATGAACTTATCATGTCTGCTCTTTACGACTACGAAGACGTAGACACTTTGCGTCCTACAAACTTTACACTAACAACACAGGGCGCAGCTGCATACTATAACGAAGCCTTGTATAACAGCACAGCAATCTTTGACGGTAACCCTGCCCCTGTACGGCGCACAAACATTTCAGGTTCAGGTATGTCAGCATCATTTAAATACGTAACCAATGACACCAACGCCTCTCACAGTATCCAAGGCATCGTGGTGACATTCGGAGTAGGAGACAGGTTATAACATGGCAGGTTACACTAGACAGTCAGTAGCAGACATTATCGCTAATGCGGTTATTAAAGCTGCACCAGTAAACGCTGAGTTTAACGCTATTCGTGATGCTTTTAATAACAGCACGGGTCACAAGCATGACGGTACATCTTCTGAGGGTACATATGTTCCGCTCATTGCAGATCTTGATGCTAATAACAAAGTAGTAGTAGACACAACTAACAACCGTATAGGTATCTTTACTGAGGTAAGTGGTTCTGCAGTAGAGCAGCTACGTATTCAGGATGGTGCTATTGTACCTGTAACTGATGATGATATTGACCTTGGTGCTGCAGGCACTGAGTTTAAAGATCTGTACATTGATGGTATTGGTTATATTGACTCTGTAGTTATAACTGGTGGTACTATTGACGGTACTATTATTGGTGCTACTACCCCTGCAGCTGCTGATTTTACTACAATGGACACCACAGGTAACGCATCTGTAGGTGGTACGTTTGGTGTAACTGGCACATCTACCTTCACAGGTGCTATCTCTGCGGGTAGCCTTACTACTACAGGTAATTCCACTCATGCTACTGTAGACATCAACGGAGGTGCTATTGATGGCACTATTATTGGTGCTTCTAGTGCTGCTGCTGGTAGCTTTACAACTGTATCGACATCTGGACAAGCCACACTGGCAACTGCTGACATTAATGGTGGTACTATTGATGGTTCAGTTATTGGTGGTGCAACTCCACAGGCTGTGACAGGTACAACCATCACAGCTAACACGGGCTTCAGTGGTGCGCTCACAGGTAGTGTCACAGGGAATGTAACAGGAAATCTTACAGGTGATGTAACTGGAGATGTAACAGGTGATCTGACTGGGAATGTTACTGCAGCTAGTGGTACTTCCTCATTCACAGATGTGACCATCAATGGCACACTAAATATGAATGCTGGTACGACTGCTACCATCACTAACTTGACTGCACCCTCGAATGACCTTGACGCAGCCACGAAAAAATACGTTGACGATGAAGTAGCTGCACTTGTAGACTCCGCTCCCGGTACTCTGGATACACTGAATGAGCTTGCTGCAGCACTAGGTGACGATGCAGACTTTGCCAACACAATTACAACTAGCATAGCAACCAAGCTACCACTAGCAGGTGGTACAATGACTGGTGCTATTGCTATGGGTACATCTAAGATCACAGGATTAGGTGATCCTACAGCTAATCAGGACGCAGCAACTAAGGCGTACTCTGACACGCAAGACGCTACTAAGCTGAACCTGTCTGGTGGTACAATGACAGGTGCCATTGATATGGGTGCCAACAAAATCACTACAACTTATACGCCTACTAACAATGCCGATTTAACTACTAAGACATACGTTGATGGCATTTTGGGTTCAGGTACAAGTGCTTCTGCTAGTGCTGCTGCTGCTGCTACATCTGAGACTAACGCTGCAACAAGTGAAACTAACGCAGGTAACTCTGCTACTGCTGCTGCAGCTTCGTATGATGACTTTGATGACCGATACCTTGGCTCTAAGTCCTCTGAGCCATCCGTAGACAACGATGGTGATGCACTACTTACAGGTGCTTTGTATTGGGACACTACAAATAATCAACTAAAAATATATACTGGTTCCACTTGGTCTAATGCTGCCTTTACACTAGGCGATGCCCTTACAAGTGTTGTAGAAGATACTACTCCCCAATTAGGTGGTAACTTAGATAGTAACGGTAACGATATACTATTCGGAGACAACGACAAAGCCATCTTCGGTGCTGGGTCTGACCTCAGTATTTACCATGATGGGTCTGCTAGTTATATCCACGATAATGGCGTAGGCTCTCTTAAAGTTAGAGCTGATCAGCTTCGCATTGAAAGTGCAGATGGCAGTGAAACTTTAGCTGTATTCAATCAAAACAGCGATGTATTCTTACGTCACGATAATACAACACGCCTAACCACCACCAGCACAGGCGTAGACATCACGGGTACTTTGACGAGCGATGGGCTGACTGTGGCTCAAGGCAGTGGCGCAAACATATTACTTGAGTCAACTACAACTGGGGCAACCACAGGTGATATTTTTGGTGAAATTGAGTTTAAAACTAATGACTCAAACAGTGCAGGTGTAAAAGGTAAGATTGACTCGTACAGTGAAGGGGCGGTTGGAAACGGAGCTTTACGTTTATTTACTGGTGATACCACTGGTTTATATCAACGTATGAACATAGCCTCCACAGGCGACATCTCCTTCTACGAGGACACAGGCACCACGCCAAAGTTCTTCTGGGATGCGAGTGCGGAGAGCTTGGGGATTGGCACGAGTTCCGTAAATGGCGCACTACATGTACAAGCTAATCCAACAGCAGAGTTTTCTTTATGGGGCGGCGGTGGTTCTTATGGTCGCAGCAAGTTTAACATTCAATCCGTTGATGATGGGACATCTGTAGGTAAGTTTCAAATAACAACAGAAAGCACTGTTCCCTCTAATCCTGAATTGGTCACAATTACTAATGCAGGTAACGTGGGGATTGGCGAAGCATCACCTTCTGTATCACTAGACATTAATGCTACTGACGCAGTTCAGATGCCATTAGGTACAGACGCACAGCGCCCTTCATCCCCTGCAAACGGTATGATACGTTACAGCACCACATCAGGTAGCTTTGAGGGATATCAAGCAGGTGCATGGGCAGCTATCGGTGGTGGTGGTGACGTAGGCGCACCAACGTTGTCAGGCTCTAGCTCTGCTAACGAGTTTAGTAACACTACAGTGACTATCACCGACTATGACTCTGCTTTGATCTACAGAGTAAGCGTGACAGGCGGTAGTTATACACGATCAGGTGGTACAATTACTTGGACACTTCCCGGTGTAACGACAGACACGATTCACTACATGACAGTGAATGCAATAGATAACGGCGTAACTTCGCCAGATGCTGAGTGGGATATAGACGTACTTAACGTGCCTCTGACAGGCGACACAGGTATTCAGATCACAGACTTCTCATCTAATACATCGAACACAGGCTGGAGCGTATAACAATGAAAGCTACTCAAGACAACGCTGAATGGTTCAGCAACACTTATAAGCAGGGTACTTCAGAGGATAACTGGGCGGCAGTCAAGGCTACTGTCAGATCCCCAAAAATACCGCTTGTAGTTGAAAGTGCTACAACTACGTCAGCTACTGTACATGCTCCGTATGTCCCCCCAGGCGCAACAGCAGACTATGTTCTTTACAACCCGACAGACGGGCATGTACCTTACACGGTCTCCGTCAATAACAACGTAGCTAGTACCCTTAGTAATGACAATTTTGTAGTGCAAAATAATAGCTCTCAGGCTACATACTTGGATGGGGTTGAAGACGCTGGTTGTGGAATCTTTACACCAGATGGAAGTTTTGCATACTTCAAGTCCTACACGGGAGGATTCTGGTATAAGATTTCTCTATCTAATCCTTTCAAGATAGCTGATGCTACTAACACGTTGTCTAGTACTTTTTTGCTTACCACTCTGGCTTCTGAAGATAATAACCAAAATATGATGGTTTCTTACGCTGCCGGAGGTAATTACATTTACTTGTGGGGTAAGGGTAAAGTGGTAGCCCGTTACACTTTAACGACTCCTTACTTAATGGAAACAGCGACTGACCTTCAAACCTATGATCTTACGTCATTTATTACTAGTGCTTTAACTAGTTCCGGCTACCTATCCAATTCAGGTTTTGTTGGGTTCAAAGTAAGTGCTGATGGTACTAAAGGTATGGCTGCTTTCAAGAGATGGAACTCAACAGACGGTAATGAACGGTTTAACTACACCTTTCAAGGCTTTGAGCTATCAGCACCTTTTGACCTAAGCACCCTTACTGTTACAAGTCAGGGAAACCCTTTTAGTTATGATGGTAATGGACAGTTTATCAACGCTATCTCTTTTTCTGAGTCAGGAGATTACGTTCTTGGTTTTGCAGGCCCTTATACTTCAAATCAATATTTACGTTCCTACTATCTTAGCACTCCTTGGGATGTTAGTGCTGCTAGCAATATAACAAGTGAATACATCAACACTTTTTGGACTAGTTCTAACTTCTACAGTGACCAATTTTCTTTCCTCTGGAACCCTGTTGATGATCACCTTTACGCTACTAGCGACCAGGGCAGTCACTATTACGATATGAGTGGTTCAGGGATGCCATCCACAGGTAACCCTTACCCTACAGCTACTCTGGACTACACAGGTGCAGGACTTACAGTAGCACCTACTGTTATCTATGAGGACAGCGTTACGTCTAGCGACATCAAAGTTGCGCAGATTACTCGTGCAGATGCAGATCAGGATGGTATGCCTTTAGCTATCTCTAGTTCTAGTACCTCTACAAGTCTGTCTGTTTTTCCTCCTATGGATTACCAAGGAAGTACAGCACTTAACAACAAAAAGGTAAGTGTAGACGGTTTAGAACTTTCCCTTGGCACCCCTACTTTTAGTGATAACCAGATCAATGTAGTTAGCACAGAGACCAGTGCTCAGTCTATTACAAACAGAGCTGCGGGGGTACATTCACACGCTACTTATGAGCAGTTAGTGAACCTAGATGACCCTGCTACTAGAGCACCCGGAGCCGCTAATTCTTGGTCTCAAAGTTGCGGCATAGACTTTGACAATACAGGTACTCGTTTCTTCTATAGTGGTTATGCCCAATCAGGTTCCGTCAATTTTGGTGCTGACATAGGTACTGCTGTAGTCCGTCCCATTGTAGAGTATTCTTTAACAACCCCGTGGGACTTATCAACTGCTACACGTTTTAGGGCTTTTGACGGAGAAGACCACTTCAAGACAGGTGCTCCAAACGCAAACGCCGTTAGTTACTACGCTAATGATTTTAAGTTTAATGCGGATGGTACTAAGTTTTATACTCTTAACTTAGACTCTAGCCCTAGGGTTAGCTGGATGTGGGAGTACGATCTCAGCACACCTTTTGACCTCACTACTATTAGTTTTGTCAGAGAGACATACTTAAACCCCTTTATTAGCAACAATGACGATATTTACTCCTTTGCTATTTCAGATGATGGTAAGTTTATGAAGCTGTACTACTCAAGTGGGTCTGCTGATCTAACTAGTACTACATATTTACAGGGTGCTCTTCTGTCTTTCGGTACACCCTACGATACCTCTACATTAAGTTTTGTTCGGTTTCTTGGCTCCAGACAATACAAGAAAAGTTTTACTGGAGACTCTACATATGGCTACGTTTCATACGGCGTAGAGTATCCAAACAATTCAGCTCCCCGTTACAATGTTTACTATGTCTCTACTATAAGTGGTAATGGCAACAACACGGCAAGCTCTAGTGATGTACTCGATATGTCTCAGATGGAAGGGTTTAATGATGGGATGTGGGGTAACACTATGATAGGTAAGACCATTGTTGTAGACGGTGGAACTAAGATGTACATCCATCTACCTGAATTACATTCTGTAGCTATGTTTACTGGACCTTTCGGTAACTTCAGAGACATGTATACAGTGGACAGCACTTCATTGAGTCTTTCAGATCAACCTAGACAGGTTGAGTTTACTGTGCCTGCTTCCTTTACTTCTATGGGTAGTACCTCTCTTTCGTCTAATACTAACTTATACAAAGAATACGCAACTCCGGAGGTATCTATTGATGCTGAGGCACTCAAGTTTAAAATCGAAGGTGACACAGGAGCTACCGTCATACGCTTCAATGCAGACCTTTTCACGTAAGGAAAAACCATGCTAGTTAAAACAAAGTATAGCCCTCAGCCTGACATGGTTAAATGGAAGTACGAGTATGTTGCCGATTCTGTAGAGGGACGCAAAGCTCGTAAGATGGACACCATTGATGCGGCTGTTGTGACTGTTAGTGACATCCCCTTTGATGCGGATGAGAAGAGCATGGATCGCATGGCCCGTGTTGTTGCATCAGCTTATGGCGCAGCACTACAGGATATTGCTTCAGGCACGGCTGCACAGACTTCTTGTACTACTGCGCTTGACGCTACTGTAAGCTGGAGGTGTGCAGACGATGTTACCAGAAGTGTTACTGTCTCTACTCTTGTAGATGCCCTTGATGCAGCTAAAGACGCTATGGCTTCTAACTGGCTCTAATGCTTTGTGTCCTTGCGTTTATTTCGTTTAACCACGCTTGGACACAGAGTGGAAACCGACTGTTTCAGTATTGTTACTACGACTGTGGATTGACTAAGAACGGTACGTGGTACGACAGGGTGTACAGAGTGAGTTACAACTACATATGCCCTGTAGAAATTAAGTTTAAGTAGAGGTTAGTGAAGCTATGGAAAACATTAAACTTCCTATTGCTCTTGTTGCAGCTATGGCTGTCCAGCTTGCAGGTGGTGTATGGTGGGTGTCTCAGCAGGCTGCTACTATTGCAAGCTTAGAGGAGACTGTCAGTCAGCTTGGCTCACGTATGGCTATTGAGGATAACATTAACCTTAAGCGTGACGTTGAAGGCAATGGCGTAGAGATACAGTACGTATGGAGTGACATAGAAGAGTTATGGGATGAGCTTGCCTCTATGACCTTAGCTATCAATGAGATCAATAAGCTCAAGCAACGCATAGCCGTTATGGAAAGTGAACTACGATACATCAATAGAGATCATAGGGACATGACTAAGTAAGATGATTGAAGTATTAGCTCTTGCAAGTGCAGTAAGTACAGTCGCTGGTAGTATCAGTAGTGCGGTAAAGGCGGGTAAAGATGTAAACAGTCTTATGCCTGCTTTTGGTAAGCTTGCTAATCTTGAGGCAGAGATTGGTGTTGCAGAGAAGGGTAGACACAAAGGACCACTAGGCCGTTTAACATCTACAGAAGAAGAAGGCTTTGCAATTGCTCAAGCAAAGATGAAGCATAAAGAAGTTACGGATGAACTCCGCTCTATATGTCAGCTGTATGGACCTCCAGGTATGTGGGATAGTGTAGTGCATGAGCAAGCACGAGCACGTAAAAGACGCAAGGATGCACTTGAGGCTGAGGCTGCAAAGAGAGATAAGATCTTCTATGCTCTTACAATAGTAGCTGCTATCGTTATCTTTGCATTAGGCAGTGCAGGTCTAATCTGGGGCGCTGCTATACTAGCTCAAGAGATAAAGTAAACACTGTTAGGTATTGACAAACACACTACTAGATGTTATAACTCAAATATCCTTTACTCAATAATTATAGGCACTAAAGAGCATGGGTCAAACAACAATCACAAATGAAGAACTTGAAGCTATGCTTGACCGTGCAGCCCGTAAGGGTGCGAAGGAGGCATTGGCTTCTATTGGCTTGCTTGATGACTCCGCACAGAAAGATATTACTGAGATGCGCAGCTTGTTAGAGGCTTGGCGTGACACTCGTAAGTCTATTTGGAATACAGTAACAAAAGTAATAACAGTCTCTGTGCTCACCTTTATAGCGGGTGCAGTATGGATGAACTTAAATAAGTAAGGACTAAAGGCATGTCAGTAGTTACGGTAGAAGAACAAAAACCAGAGCTTGTTGGTCAGGCTGTAATGGCAGGGCAAGACGCTGATATAGATGCAGAAGCTGCGGCTGCAGGCTTCTATGTCAATGACGATGGCGCTTGGGAGCTAGCAAACGATGGGAACCCTGTTACCCTAAAGCATACGGATAACCCTAGCATTAAGGTTGATGTTTCCAATGCGACTGCACAGGATAAAGCTGATATTGAAAGAGCAGCTGAATTACAGTTCTTAGCTAGTACTACAGGTCACAGTCAGGGTGCCGAGTTAGCTGCCATTAAAGAACGACTAGGTATACCAAAAGGTCGAGACATTGTACTAACAGACATACTTTTTGAGGCTGGTTATGATGCTAACAGCCCCGAGACTTTCTATGATGAAGTAGGGGGTTATCAAGGCTCTGATCCCGGCATTAAGATTCTGATAGATCGTTTAGGTGACAAGCCTACAGATCAGGAGATAATAGACGCAGGTTTAGATCCTAATGTATATAAAACAGTAACTAGTAACACCGCTGCTGCTGCTTACGTAGAGCAAAAACTTAAAGAGCAAGGCATTGATCCAAGTGCAACATCTGCTGTACAGTTTTCAAGTCAGAATTATATAGGCGGAGGCGGAGGCGGAGGTGCAGGGGCTTCAATCCAAGACGTAAGAGACAACTTCGATATCCTTGCAGGTAAGACAGCTGAGGATAAAAATACCAATGAATATAGATTGGATATGCTAGAGTGGGATCTTATTAAACAAAAGAAGAAAAAGGATCCTATACTTGAAGTCCCTGGTAATAGCTATGATGGTAGGTACAGCACGATGCCTGACTTTAGTGTTGTACCTGGGGGTGCTCCTGTTGCCGCTCAAGCTGTACCTCAGGCAGTTACGCAACAAGTCATCCCTCCCTCTTACTACAACCAACCTCAAATAGCAGCTAATACTTCTATTAGTAACGAAGAAGCTGGTACATTCAGTAAGCCCCTACAGACAGCAGGACTTAGTGCTGTGCCTACTACAGCTTCGTACAAGACACACTACGCTGGTACACCTGGATTGGTGGACGCTACTCTTACAGCCCCTGTTGCTGGAGGTGTACAACAGGTTATCTATGGCAATGACTTAGGACAGAGAATTACTGTAACAGAAGTCAATGGTAGTCCCACTACCTACTACCCACCAGGTTTCAAACGTCTAGGTACTGTTCAGGAGTTAGCACAACAGCAACAAACGGAAGCTCAAAACATGGCTCAGGGTGGCGCTGTACGTGGTTACGCTGCAGGTGGACAGCCGCAAGACCCTATGCTTGAAGCTAAGTTCCGTATTGCTAGTATGAATGGCTATAGTGGCCCTAAAACTAATGCGTCCCTTGATTCTTTTGCTAAGGCTAGTCCTAACATGACAGCAAAGTTTAGAGATATTGGAGTGGCTGTGGCTAAGGGTGGTTACATCCGTAGAGGATTCTCTGGGGGCGGTCTGCCTACAGACCTACGTAAAGATGAAGCCACGGGTTTGTATCTAACGGGAGCAGGTGATACCACTGCTACTTATGAAGTACCAGAAGGATTTGACTATGAGGCTTATCAGGCAGACCCTACAGGCTACACAGTAGCCAGTACCACAGAGGAAACCGTTGTAGATGCAACGCCTCCCAATACTTTAGGGCTGACTAAAGAAGACCTAGGTCAAATGATGCGGGGTGCAGTAACACAGACTATGCAGCCTATTCAGGCTCCTGTATCCTATATTCAACCTCAGGCCGCTGACTTTATACCTGTAGACGCTGGGCAAGCTTTGCCTATTGCACCTTATGCTGAATCTGCTACGGTACAGACCGTACAACAAGCTAATCAGCAAGCTACCCCTACGGCACAGACTGTAGACTTTACTCCTGCATACCAGAAAGTACAGGCTGAGACTTCTGACTTAACTGCAGCACAGGGGCAAGTAGCACCAGAAGCTCAGGTAACAGCTGCACAACAGCAAACCTCTGCTGTAACAGGTATGCAGGCTGCTCAGGGTACTGCTACTATGGTTGATGCCCCAGCTGCACGTGAGATCCAAGCAGGTGAGATTATCTCTGGTGTAGCTGATGCAGAGAAAGCTGCACTCTTTAATGAACAGATCCAAGCCGCTACTGCTACACCCTCTAAGCAGGCTACTGTAGCAGGCCAGCTAGAAGGTCTTATGCAGCAGTTTGAGGGTGGTAACACTCCTGCATGGGCTGCAGGCTCTATGCGTACTGCTATGGCTACCCTCTCTGCTCGTGGCTTAGGTGCGTCTAGCCTTGCTGGTCAGGCTGTTATCCAAGCTACAATGGAAGCTGCACTTCCTATTGCTCAGATGGATGCACAAGTACAGGCTCAGTTTGAAGGTCAGAACCTGTCTAACCGTCAGCAACGTGCTATGCTTGCTGCACAACAACGTGCTACTTTCCTTGGCATGGAGTTTGACCAAGCCTTCCAAGCACGTGTACAAAACTCAGCACGTATTGGTGATATTGCTAATATGAACTTCACTGCTGAACAGCAGATAGCTCTTGAAAACTCTCGTGCAGCTAACACCATGAACCTGAGTAATCTCAATAACCGTCAGGCTATGGTTATGGCTGAGGCTTCTGCATTGTCACAACTTGATACGCAGAACCTTAACAACCGTCAACAGGCTGCTGTACAGAATGCTCAGAGCTTTATGCAGATGGATATGGCTAACTTGTCTAATGAGCAACAGACTGCTATGTTTAAGTCACAGCAGAACATTCAAGCTCTGTTCACAGATCAGGCTGCAGAGAATGCAGGTAAACAGTTTAACGCTTCTAGTCAGAACCAGACAGACCAGTACTTCGCTAACCTTCGTAGCCAGACATCACAGTTTAACGCATCTCAGCAGAACGCTATGGATCAGTTTAACGTGAATAGCGTTAATGCTCTACGTGAGTTTAACTCTGAGATACAACAACAGCGTGACTTGTTTAACGCACAGAATGGTCTTGTGATAGCACAGTCTAATGCTCAGTGGCGGCAGAGTTTATCTACACTAAACACAGCTGCACAGAACCAGAGTAACTCTGACTTCGCTAAGACTATGAATGCTTTGACTTCAGCTAACATGGATCAGATATGGCAACGTGAGCGTGATATTATGAGTTACGCATTTCAACAAGAAAACAATAACGCTGACAGGGCTACGAGTATTGCACTTCAAGTCATGCAAAACGAAGCCGCCGCCACAACAGCAGCAGCCCAAAAAAGCTCTGCGTTTTCTACAGCGGCGGGTGCTATTATTAGTGCAATGATATAAACATAGGTTAATAAAATGGCAGACTTTAAATATAAGATTGACTGGGTTCCTGACTCTAAGAAACTACGTGAGACAGTAACACCAGATGTAGAACCCC